GGCCTGTTCAAAACCGAGGTGATCAACCAGATCGGCCCGTGGAAATCGATGCGCGAAGTCGAATGGGAAACCCTGAAGTGGGTCGATTGGTATAACAATCGTCGCCTGCTCGGCCCTATCGGCTACGGGCCTTCGTCTGCCGCCAGTTCAAGAAGCAGGACGTGATCTGGGCCTCGGAAATCCAGCAGGTCCGCGACTTCGGCAGCGAATCCGCCACCCAGCAAGTGCAGGCCGAGGTCGCTCGCAAGCTGGGCCGCCTGCGCAATGACGCCGAGACGACCTTTGAATATCACCTGTTCAACGGCATCCAGGGGCTGGTGAACGACCCGCGTGACGGCGCCACGGTGGTGGACTACTTCACCGAGTTCGGCATCACCCCCGCCACCGAAGTGGACTTCGATCTCGACAACGCCACCCCCGCCTCGGGTGCCTTGCGCAAACGCTGCCAGGCGTTGATCGAAAGCGTCGAGGATGTGATGGGCGGCCTTGCCACCGGCGCCATCGCCCTGCGTGCCGAATGCGGCTCGGCCTTCTTTGCCGATCTGGTGGCGCACAAGGAGGTGCGCGAGACCTACCTCAACACCGCCGCCGCTGTTGATTTGCGGTCCCGCATCGCCGACGAGGTCAGCTTCGGCGGCATCACCTTCCGCCGCTACCGGGGCGGTGCAGGCTTCGGTGTCGCAACCGACAAGGCGGTGTTCTATCCTGAAGCAGTCGATGGGTTGTTCGAAATCTACCACGCCCCGGCCGATACCTTCGAGACGGTCAATACGCTCGGTCAGCCGCTTTACGCACGGATGATCCCCGACCGGGATCGCGACGAATGGGTGCGGTTGGAGATTGAAAGCAACCCCCTGCCGATCTGCACCCGCCCGCAGGTGCTGCGCTCGGCGCGGCGGACCTGATGTCTGCCGTTGCCGCGGCTGTCGGCGCGCTCTTCGCCGATGGAAACATCGGGCGCGATGCGGTCTAAATCGCCGACGGCGGCGCACCGGTTCTGGTGCGCCTCATTGCCCGACGCGCCGATGACGTCACGGAGTTTGGCGATGCCCGGCTCTGGACGGAAACCACCCGTGTCGACCTGCAGGTGGCTGAAGTGCCGAACCCGCGGCCCGGCGACCGGATCGAGATCGACGGTGAGGCCTTCCTCATTCAGGGCGAGCCGGTCCGCGACCGCGAACGACTGGTCTGGACCGTGGATCTGAGGCCTGCATGAAACTGCGACTCGACATAGATCCCGACATCGTCGCCATGATGGCGGCCGAGGTCGCGGCGGGGGAGCGTGCGGTGACGGCCGCGATGCGCGAGGCTGGGACCGGTCTGAAAGCCGCTTGGCGGACGCAAATCACCGGCGCAGGGCTGGGTACCCGGCTTGCCAACTCGATCCGCCTCGCCAGCTTCCCGAAGTCTGGCGAAAGCCTGAACGCTGCGGCGCTGGTCTGGTCGAATGCCCCGGTAATCGTCGGCGCGCATGACACTGGGCCGCTGATCCGGTCCAAGAACGGCTTCTGGCTGACAATCCCCACGCCAGCGGCAGGAAAATCCACCCGAGGCGGCCGGATCACCCCAAGCGAATGGGAGCGCCGCACTGGCCTGCGCTTGCGGTTCATCTATTGCCGGAGGGGCCCCAGTCAGTTGGTTGCCGAGGGGCGGCTGAACACCAAAGGCCGGGCGGTGGCGTCGCGGTCGAAGACCGGGCGTGGCGTGGTGATTGCGCCGATCTTCCTGCTGGTGCCACAGGTGAAGCTGCCGAAGCGGCTGGACCTGGCGCGTGGTGCCGAACGGGCGGTTGAAGGTGTTCCGGGGATGATCGTGGCGAACTGGGTTGAGGGGAGTATTTGATCTGAAGCTTCCGCTATCACAAGGGCGAAGCCCAAGCCTCGAAGTCCTTGAAAAGCCGCCGCAGTCCCTCTTCTGAAATTACCCAATCAGCCTTGGACTCTTTGAACCAAAGAGACTCAAGGTCGGCATTTTTGTCGTTGAGTAATCGCCGGAAATAAGCAGCAAGCTCGTTAACTGATCGATCTCCAAATCCCTGCCGGAAGTCTTCGTATAGCTCGTGGCGAGCATTGGAAGCTTCCGATGCCCAGCCTGGATAGACGAGGTCCAAATCCTGGTGGAGCTGCAACGTGAAATCGTAGAAGGCTTGGGGAGGATTCACGTCAGTCGTTCCTTGGATAAGAGGTGATGATGATGAAACCATTCGGCATGTCGGGTGCGTATTCAATCACCGTGCCGACACCGAACGTTGGCCTAACAATCACCGGTGCGGAGGCCCTAGGGCCTGTACGATAGGCCTCGATTCCCGTTGCTGACGAGAAGGTGCTGGTGATGAATGCCCGTCTTCTTTGCCCTGTGGCTACTGCGTTCACTTTTAGTGCATTCTGCGAAAGATTGGAATTCGTGAGTCTCTGTGCAGCTTGAAGGGAGGGAAAAGACCCGTGACGCCTGCGAAATTGGCTTACGAAGATTCCTTGAGCCTGATCAGTCCTGACCACCCTCGGCAAGAACGTTTCGCTCTTTCCAACATGGAGCGTGATAGTATGCCCGCCCATGGCCTCGTGTTCAAGGAGATCCTGAAGGGGGTAACCCCCTTCGGTGGGGACATAGTCAACGAGGGCGACGTCACTCGGTGCATCGACGCCAACCGGTTCCGCGTAGCATCGGCAGTTGTGGGCCTGGCCCGGATGCCCACCGGTAGGGGATTCGTCCCAACGGAACACCTGATCGTCGTATTCCGCATGGCTATCGCGAACTTTGGCATCGTCACGGGAGCGCCAGATATAACGTTCGATGCCGAGGTCTTGCTGCCGAAGCTGGTTGATCAAGCCAGCGAAGGCCCGAAGCAGACGATCTTCCATGCTGGTCCGCAGCGAGCGAAGGCGCTGCGGGTGGGTTTGATATTCGTCAAAGATGGCGGCCAGACGCTCATCCCATTGGCGCAGCGCCTCATCTTTCGCATCCGAAACATCGCGCAGATCGGCTTCCGTCACCCATGGAACGGTGTCCGGTGGTGTCAGCGCATTCATCAGCATCCGGGTGTTATCGGCGATGACGCGGTCCAGTTGGTCAGTGAAAGTGGCCCGCAGATCGGCATAGCCGGGAAAAAGCGACTTGATCGAAATGGCTGCGCGGTAGCCGTACACCGTGCCATTCTGCTTGGTAACGACATATTGGCCGCTGCCGCCGTGGCGGAGCAATACCCGAAGATTGTGCTGCATTAAACCTCCCACCGACCCGCAGGATAAGTTGTAGGCGCAATCGTTTAAAGAGTATTTACCTTGCCGTGCGTTGCTTACGGCCCGGCGTTCGGTAAAGAAAATCTGTAAGGTCTGCACCATGCCCAGTCCCCGCGAAACCATCCTCACCGCACTGCACCCGCGGCTGTCGGCGCTGCCCGCCACCGCCTTGCGCGGCGACATTTTGCCCGAGCGCGTCCCCGCCGCTGGCCTCCTGATCCTGCGGGATGGCGAACCGGGGGAACCGAAGGTCACGCTGTCGCCCCTGCGCTACCACTACCAGCACCGGGCGGAGATCGAAGCGGTCGTACAGGGCGCGGCGCGTGACACCGCCTTCGACACACTTTGCGCCAGCATCGGTGCGGCGATTGCCGCCGACCGAACACTGGGCGGCCTGTGCGACTGGGTCGAGGCGGAAGCGCCGCGCCCGGTCGATCTGCCGGTCGAGGGTGCTGCCAGCCTGAAGGCGGCGGTGATCGCGGTCATCCTGCATTATTCCACGGCCGACCCACTGGCCTGACCCCCACACGATAGGAGAACACGATGGCACGAGCCCATGGGGCGCGGGCGCAGATGGCGCTTGCGTTCGAAACCGTCTATGGCACCGCGCCCGCCACGGGCTTTCGCACGGTGCCGTTTGCCAGCACCACGCTCGGGTCCGAGCAACCGCTGATCGCCTCGGAACTGCTGGGCCAAGGGCGCGACCCGCTGGCCCCGATCAAGGATGCGGTCACGGCTGATGGCGATGTCGTCGTGCCGATCGATGTCGAGAACCTCGGCCTCTGGCTGAAGGCCGCCTTCGGTCAGCCTGTCACCTCTGGCACCACGCCCAAGACCCATACCTTCCAGTCGGGCAACTGGACGCTGCCGAGCCTCGCCATCGAGGCGGCGATGCCCGAGGTGCCGCGCTATGCGATGTATACTGGCTGCGTCTGCGACCAGCTGTCATGGCAGATGGCCCGGTCTGGGCTGCTGACGGCGACCGCGCGTCTGGTAGCGCAAGGGGAAACCGTCGCAGCAGCAACGGCCGCTGGCACACCCACCTCGCTGGCCCTGCAGCGGTTCGGGCATTTCAACGGGGCGATCACCCGCAACGGCACCCCCCTCGGGAACGTGGTCTCGGCGGAAATCACCTATGCCAACAACCTCGACCGGATCGAGACTATCCGCTCGGACGGCCGGATCGAGGGGGCCGATCCCGGCATGGCGGCGCTGACCGGCCGGGTCGAGGTGCGCTTCGCCGACAGCACGCTGATCACGCAGGCCATCGACGGCACGCCCTGCGAATTGGTCTTCGCCTGGAGCCTTGGCGCCAACGCCAGCTTCACATTCACCGCCCATGCCGTCTACCTG